TTAAAAGCTCTAGTAGAAATTTAAATAAAAAAAAAAGAAAAGTAAAGAGAAAAAATTTAACTGAATATATTTATAAATAAAAAAACAAATAAACAAAAAATTAAAAAGAAAACACAATGGCTGATTTATTAATGAAAATGCCGATACCTTATGAACCGAAAAGACAAAACAGGTTCATTCTTCGTTTCCCATCTACATTGGGTATTAACGAATGGTTCGTAGAAACTACATCAAGACCACATATAACAATTAACCCAGTTGAGATTCAATTCCTTAATACATCAACCTATGTGGCAGGACGTTTCACTTGGAGCACGATTAATGTTAAATTCCGTGACCCTATTGGACCTTCAGCGTCTCAGGCGTTAATGGAATGGGTACGTTTATGTGCTGAGTCTGTAACAGGTCGTATGGGTTATGCGGCGGGTTACAAAAAGAACGTTGACTTAGAAATGTTAGACCCAACAGGAGTTGTTGTTGAGAAATGGATTATGGAAGGTACTTTTTTATCTGATGTAAACTTTGATTCATTGGCTTATAACTCTGACGCAATTGCTTCTATTACGGCGACTTTAAGACCTGATAGATGTGTGTTAGTATACTAATTTAATAAAATATATAATATTTTTGTCCCACATATTGATTATGTGGGATTTTTTATTTAAAAAAAACTAATATACCGTATATTTTATAGTAAAAGATAATACTATGGAACAAAATGCTTATACAGTAGGTCAAGAAAATTTTAATTTACCACACGATGTTGTCGAGTTACCCTCTAAAGGACTCTTCTATAAATCAAAAAAGAAATCAGTTAAAGTTGGTTATTTAACCGCAAATGATGAAAATTTTATTGTGAACGCTTTTAAAGGTGGTTCAGGTAATATTGTTTTATCATTAATAAGAAATAAAGTGTACGAACACGATTTAAGGCCCGAAGAGTTACTTGAAGGTGATGTTGAAGCAATTCTTATCTTTTTAAGAAATACATCATTTGGTCCCGAGTATAGTGTTACTTTAACCGACCCTATGACAAGTAAACAATTTACGGCAACAATTATATTAGATGAATTAAATATAAAAAAACCAACACATTTACCAGATGAGAATGGTTTTTTTACTACTAAATTACCTAAGAGTGAGGCGGTTGTTAAATTAAAGGTTTTAACTTATTCAGAATTAATAGAATTAGAGAAACAAGCTGAACAATATCCCCAAAATTTAACCCCACCAAAAATAACATGGAAATTAAACAAACAAATTGTTGAACTTAATGGGTCTCAAGACAGAGAACAAATTTCAAAGTTTATCGAATCCATGCCAATAATGGACTCAAAATATATTAGAAATTTTTTAAGAGAAAATCAACCGTCATTAGACCTTAAACAAAATGTTGTAGCCCCGTCAGGAGAATTGGTATCTTTCGAGATTGCCTTTGGGGTTGAATTTTTTCGGCCTTTCTTTTAATTACAGACAATATCTTATTGACGAATATTATATAATGGCTCGGTTTTTAAGAACTTCTTATTCCGACTTTAATCTTATGCCAACATATATGAGAAAATATTTAATCGATAAAATTATTGAGTCAAATCAACCTAAAAATAATTAGACTCATAAGTATTTATAATTAAAACAATACTATGGGAGATGGAGATGGTAAAAGTAGTGGTATAGTAGGGGACTTTAAAAAAGTTATGTCCGAAATGACCACAATCAAAGGTCTCAAAGACACTATCCTTGAGGTAGAAAACGCCGCTTACAAATTAGCTCAAGATTTCGCGTTAGGAGCCCAAAACATTGATTTAATGAGGGCGGGATTAGCTGACGCCGCTTCAGATATAAAACGTTTAGGAGGGAGCTTTAATGATGTTATTGCTATGCAAACATCCGCGTACACTAATTTAGGTAGAAATGTAACATTGACCGCCGATGGGATGAAAGATTTATATGCGACTACTAAAGCGACGGGTCAAGATGCTAATACATTAGTATCTAAATTTAAAGATATTGGTACGGGTACTTACGACATAGGTAAAAATATGGAGGTTGTTTTACAATCCGCTAGAGATATTGGTGTTAATGGTAAAGCGGTAAGTGACCAAGCGTTGTCAAACATGGAATTGATGAATAAGTACAACTTTGAAGGAGGTGTGCAGGGTCTTGCAAAAATGGCCGCTCAAGCGGTTAATTTAAGGGTTAACGTTGGTGATATGAAAGTTCTTATGGATAAGGCGTTCGAACCTGACCAAGCAATACAATTAGCCGCGTCCATGCAAAGATTGGGAGCAACGCAAGCCGACCTACTTGACCCATTAAGGTTAATGGATTTAGCTCAAAACGACCCAGGTGAATTAATGAATCAAGTTGCTGAGTTAGGTAAACAGTTCACCCAATTTAATGAAGAAACAGGTAAATTTGAAATTGCTCCTGGAGGTAAAAGACAATTAATGGAATTGGCTAAAGAATTGGGAATAAATTATGAACAACTAACTAAAATGTCATTAGCGGGAGCTGAATTAGATGATAAATTAAGTAAGATTTCTTTCCCAACCGATATTGCCGATGAAGATACTCAAAAAATGATTGCTAATATGGCCGAAATGAAGGACGGTCAATATATGATTAAGTTCAAAGACGAACAAGGTATCACTCAAGAAAAAAATGTTATGGAATTAAAAGACTCCGATATAGAAGCGATTGCCAAGGCACAATCCGAAGCACCGAAAACTATGGAAGAAATTGCCGAGTCACAATTAAGTACTTCAGAATCAATGTTGGCCGAATTACAAAGTATGAACAGAGCGGGATACGGTTTAGCAGGTAGTAAAGGTGCGGGGGATGTATTAGGAGCTGCTAGAACAGGGGCTAAATTAGTTGCGGGAGGTATTAGAGATATACAAGGAGAATCACAAGACTTTAGAAAAGGTACTGATAAATTATTAATTAATAATCTTGATGCTATAAACAAAGCCATGTCAGGAGAAGGGTCATTAAATGAAGTTTTAAAAACCGCAACAACATCTATTGGAGGTGTCACAAGTGCAATAAAAGACAATCTTAATGTGGCCTTAACCAATGCCACTACCGAAATGGATAAGTTCTCTAAAAGTGGAAACTTATTTGCCGAAACACTTAAAGGAACTTATGATTCAGCGGCAAAATATATTCAGGAACATGAAAAATTATCAAAATTGGGAATTAATTTAGCGACTGAGAACAAAAAAACCGAGAGTGTTACAACTGAAACATCCACAATAAAGGTTAGTGATTTTTACATTAAAACATTACCTGAAGACAAGTTAATTATGGCTGGTGGTACTAATTTAGACGGTGGTAATAATACCACTCAAGATATGGGAGCTAAAGAAATTAACGTTAATGTTGTTTTAGACGTGAAAGCTCCATCAAACATTAATACAACTCAAATTTTGGCCATGCTTGAAGACCAACAAATTAAAAATGCTATAGTTAAAGCCTCTCAAGACGCAAATACTTCAGGAGGAATGACAGGTCCTAATAACCAAACAGTAAGAAATAAATCAATTGTTGATAGTGCTTTAAGTATGTCGAATCTTTAATAAAAAATAAGGTAATACCTATTTATATAAAAATAAAAATAAATGTCTGACAGTACTTTATCATTCTCATCATCATCTTCTTTTAGGGATGTATTAATGGCAAGAAATCTTCCACCTTACGATGTCCCAGGTGTTTACACACCACCATCGGGGCCTCTTAATTACGAAGTTGTTCAGACTGTTTCTAATGTCATCGATTCTCCTGATGAATTAATTGCTAACGACCCATTTGCTCAACAATTATACCCATTAAATGAATATGGTCCTGAAGGAGGTTATAATTTAAATATAACATATAATGGTCCACCATTACCTGTAGATTCTAATAAAGGAGAATACGACCCAACAGACACTGTATTAGATTTGGTTAATGAATTTTATATTGACGCGGCATACATTGAAAATAAGTTTGGACCTGAAGGAGGGTTTAAAGACATGGTTGTTATTGACAATATTCAAAACAATAACAAAATATATCTACCTTATTGGAACCCACCAATCTTCACACCATCTGTATATACACCATACGAGATTTTAATTAATAATAATCCCGCAGGATTGTCTCAAGACTCGTTTATCGCTAAGTTAGGAGCTCAACAATTAAGAGCTTTATTCCAAGAAAGAGTTGCCGCTGAATTATTTCAGAATACAGTTGGTTTAGTTAATTTAGAATCATTATCAGACCCATTTGAAGCGAGTCTTATTATTACAGGTCAAGAACCTTTGATTTATAGAAATTGGAGAATTACGGTTGCGGAAAACCCAATAGTTGCGGCCGTAGATTTTGCCACAAGATTAACAGGTGCTTATTGGCCTGTATCACCAATACCTGGTGATTATTTTGAAGAGAACGAACCTAATGCGGGCGCATCATCCCAAATATCAGGTGCTTTAAATGTTGTTAACCAATTAACAGGGGGTTTTTTAGGACCTATCTTAAACAAGACAAGAAACCCTTCCGAAATATTCTTAGCTAATACAGGTAACGGTCAAAGGTCAGCGTTATTTGCCAACATAAATTATAATAGATATAAACCCGACTATAAGAAAAATTTTGGAGGACTTCTTGGTGTTGCACAAGCTTTAGTTAATTTAGCGGTTAATTTAATTGACCCTAATAACGGAACTTTAGTTGGAGGATATTATGTTGGTAGTAGAAATGCCGAACCATCAACGATTACGTCACCACCAAATCAGGTACCTGTTAACCCGTTTGGTAAACAAGAACAAGCTCCTGTATATGGACCTTCAGAACTTGGTATCTTATATGAAGGTAATGAAAATAAAATAAATTTTGGTTTAGCTGGTAAATCATCATCTGATGGTGGTGGTATTGACGGACAATTTGTTTGGACCTCACCTAAATATAAAGGTGACGCGGGATATAAAGCAACTGTTGGTGGAGGCACAGGAAGTTTAGATGAGGAATTTAATCAAATTGCGTCTCAATATAGTAGAGGAGAATCTACAAATATAACATTTAAACAAAGTTCAATTCTAGACCAAACCCAAAGACTTGTTGATTCGGCAGATAATGTTTCGGGGATTAACCGATTAAAACATGTCGGTAACGCAATTAACCAAGTTAGTAAAGTTTTCAATGACGGATATAAGGAAATGACCAAAGGTTCTCAAGTTGTAAGTTATAAAGACAATACAACGGGAGAACAAGTTGGTACTGAATATTGTAGAGTATTTACAAAAGATACACCATACTACACTTACGCCGATTTACAAAAAACTGATGGTATTACAACTTCAGGTAGAAGATTTACTAATTCTGTTTTTGATAATACGTACAATTTAAATATTGCACCACTTAAAAACCCTGGCTCTACGAATATACAACCAAACGCTAAGGGGGATTTGGTAGCTAAAAAATATATGTTCTCAATTGAAAACTTGGCATGGAGAACATCAAGTAGACCTGGTTTTACTTATGATGAACTTCCTGTTTGTGAAAAAGGACCTAATGGTGGTAGAGTTATGTGGTTTCCACCTTATAATTTAAGTTTTAGTGACTCAAGTTCACCAAACTTTACACCTACAAATATTATGGGTAGACCTGAACCAATTTATACATATAATAACACTAGCCGAAGCGGTACGTTAAGTTGGAAGATAATTGTAGACCACCCATCAATAATGAACGTTTTAGTTGATAAACAATTAAAAGGACAAAACTCCGAAAGAGTAAATTCGATAATAGATTCGTTCTTTGCGGGTTGTGTTAAATATGACATTTATGAATTAGCTAAGAAGTTTAACACTATCCCAACAAAGGATTTATTTACGTACCAAGAAATTTTAAATAACCCAAGATTAACCCCTGAAGAATTGGCGGGTATTAATAAAGAAATACCTAAAGAAAATACCGCAGATGGAGGAGCGAATTCTACACCTACAGGTAACCAAAATACTAATACTGATGTATCATCTACCCCTGACACTTCAGGAAAAGATTTTGAAGGTAAGTACCAAGATTTAGCGTTTTATTTCCATAATGATAGACCCGACCCCAACTCTAGTAATACCGTCGCTAGTAAACCATTTAATGTTTGGTACGAATCTTACACTACCACAGACTTTATTCAAAAGTATGTTAACAATGCCGATGCAATATTTAAATCCGATTCAAAAAGTAGAAACGTTAAACAATTTTTTGATACGGTAATCATCCCAAATTTTAACGCAATTGCAAAAAATGAAAAAAACTTTATTGTTGAAGCTTATAATTTAATTAAAGAAAAGAAAGCAAAAATTACTGTTGAAATGGTTGGCTCCGCTTCAGCACCTGCAACTAAAGATTATAATGTGAATTTGTCTAAACGAAGAAACGATTCCGTTATTAAATTTTTAAAGGCAACAACTATTGGAGAAGCAAATTTATCTAAATATATTGATGATGGTAGTTTAAAATTCACATTATTGAGTGAAGGTGAAACAATTGTTATACCTAAAGCACCTGATGACTCACCTGCTAAAGGACCTGGATTTGATGTAAATTGTACTACAGATATAAAGGATAAAAACGGGGCGGTAACAACACTTTCTCAAATATTCTCTGTTGACGCCATGGCTTGTAGACGAGTTAAAATTGGTAAAATAAAAGTAGATATTACCCCTGTGCCCGCAACAACAACTACCTCAACCGCCGCACCACCACCACCTGTAGTTGAACAACCAAAAACTGAAAACATACCTGTTGTAAAACCAAAACCTACAGTTGAGATAGTTAAAAAACTTAAAGAGGGAATCGCCAAAAAAATATTAAGAAACTTATTAACTGAATGTGATTACTTTGAATTAATTAAAGAAGAAAACCCGATGGTTTATAACACATTCAAAGAAAAGATTAAATACTTTAATCCTACTTTCCACTCAATAACACCTGAAGGATTGAACGCTCGTTTAACATTCTTAAATCAATGTGTTAGACCTGGAGAAACAATCCCAACGATTGGTGCTGATGGTAAACCAAAATATAATGACGCAGTTAATACGTCATTCGGAGCTCCACCTGTATTAGTATTAAGAATAGGTGATTTCTACCACACTAAAATAATACCTACAGGATTACAGTTCCAATATGAACCAATTACCTTTGACATGAATCCTGAAGGTATCGGTATCCAACCAATGATGGCCAACGTAACATTGAGTTTTAATATCATCGGAGGAATGGGTCTTGCAAAACCTGTAGAACAATTACAAAACGCACTTTCATTTAACTATTATGCGAATACTGAAATATACGATGAAAGAGCAGTTGCAACTGAAGATACATCAGCATTAGATAAAGAAGTTGTCGATGCGATATTGGCTTCAGAAGTCCCTGCAACAGTTAATAATGTTGACACACAACAAACAAATAATGGAGGTTCAACAATCGGCACAATTATAACCAACATCCCCGTCCAAGGTGGCCAGGAAGGTGAAATTAGTTATGCTGATATTATGGATAAATTATTAACCGAAACAAAAAATTATTTTGAAACTGTGGTTAATAAATTAGAAAGTACTAATCTACAATACTCATATCCTGTAGTTAGTATGTTAAGTAAAGACCCTTTATATTATGATGGTTATATATTTTTAGGTGACCCAACAGTTAATGACCCAGGACCTAACGGTAATAAAAAAACTGTCGAAATTTTTGGTAAATCTAACAATGTTGAGGACTTAATTAATAAAGAATTTAAACTTTGTATTGAGGATATTGATAACGACTTTAACCCTATTATTGATAAACTTCTAAAAAAATATGGTTTTGCTCAGTCACCTGAAAAACTAAACGGAGTTAAGAATAATATGAAAGAATATATTTCTAACTTAGAAAAGACATTCACAAATGGAGTATCAACTATCATACAAGATTTAACATTATTCCAACAGAACTATGTACAGTTAATTAGAAAAGTAAATTTAGTTACAAGTAAAACTGATGGTAAAATTTTAGATACTAATTTACCTAGAGTTTATAGTTTATATAATGCTCCTGACCAAACTGGTAAAATAGATGAAAAAACCGTAACTGTACTTGAAGAATTATCTTACGATTATGGTAGATTGGAAACCGCTATGGGTTTATTCATACCATTATTAAAAGATAAAGATAAAGGTTTTAGAATAGCGTTTGATGATAAAGAATATGTTGAGACTGGTAATTTTAGATTATTAAATCAAGGGGATTTTGAGGGAGGTAATACCCAATCTACATTTGCGAATCAAAATTTCTTCTTAATTATGTGTAGAATATTAACTGATAAAAATAAAAAAGATGAATTTATTAATTACGTTATTAAAGGTGATATATTGAATATTAAAGACCCTGTAAATTTAAAAAATAAATTTGAAAATATTGTAGATGACTTAGAAAAAATATATAAAAAAGAGTTAAAAGAAGAAGAAAAAATATATGATAAGTTAAAGAAAAATTCTACTTACAAAGATTTAACAGAAGGTATAAATGAAGTTATGTACACACCTAAAAAAACAAGAAAATGTAGTTATACTACAGTACCCAACCAAAATACCGAAACTGTTAAGTTCCAAACTACAGAAATTAGTAATTTATATAAATCGGTAAATACCCCACCAGATGATAATAAAACTTAC